ATTGTAGCCGGCGGCAATAGAATTACATTATCTGTGAATGGATCAGGAACACCTCTTGATGCAATTAACATCGATGGTAGTAGTGGACTAAAAGTATTGCCTAGCCTTGCAGCAGGGCAAAATGTTGATTTAGGGTCAATTCAGTATGCATTCAACGAACTACATATAAATGACATTTATACTGACACATTCGTAGGGTCTTCTGTTAGATCTGGAACAGTTATTACTGGATCATTAAGTACTACAACTAACGGAATAATTACAGGAAATTGGAGCCTAGCATCCGGATCTAAATTGAATGCTTCTTACGCTGACTTGGCAGAAAAATATAAATCAGATGCAGATTACGAGTCTGGCACAGTATTAAGAATTGGCGGAAAAGAAGAAGTTACTATCTGCAATATGTATCAAGATGAGCAAGTGGCAGGTATTGTATCTACCAATCCTGCATACACTATGAATGAAGATTTAGTAGGCGGTGTACTAATTGCACTAAAGGGTCGAGTACCTTGTAAAGTAAAAGGCAATGTGAAGAAAGGGCAAATACTAGTAACTAGTGATTTTCCAGGACACGCCGAAGTTAGACGAGAGCAACTAAGGCCAAATGAGCTAGGAGTAGTCGGAAAGGCACTCCAAGACTTTACTGGAGACTTTGGAGTAATTGAAGTAATGGTATATTAAAAAAGGACCCCAGGGGTCCTTTTTTTATGCTTCAGCTTTTGTTTTCTTTTTAGTAGGAGCAAGCTCTTCGGCTTTCCTACGCATTTCGGCAGCTTCTTTTGCAAGACGATCTGCTTCACTTCTAAACTTTTTAGCTTGATCCTCTGCACTTAGCACAGGTTGTGGAAGTGCTTCAAGATCAGCTAATGCCTTAGCGGCTGCTTTTTCATCGCGAGCCTTATCCCACTTGCTTTTGTATTCAGCAGGAGGTTCTTTCTTTTGACTAGGAACCTTTTGTCCTTCTGGAATAATTGCAAGCTCATCTAAGCTAACACCCTTTTGGTCTGCAATTAATTGATTCAATTCATCTAACGGCATGTTAGTAGTGGTGTTAGGAGTAACAATAACCATTTTAGTAGGAACCTTTTTAAGGTGTCCAAAGTTATGTAGATACTCTAACATATTGCTACCATCTGGGAATTTACGAACAGCCAACACATCGGCAAGTTCATTCGCCTGTTGCCCGCTGTCACTTTCAATACAGCTAATTAACGAATCGTGATACGAATCGGTTAGGCCTGTTGTTCCAACGACTAATGCGCTAGAAGCGTCACCAGGTAAAGTTCTATAGACAATAGCGAGCCTAGCACTATTGTTTTTCATCTTGCCTACATGTTTCATAATATTTTCCTTATTGTGCGGGTGCTTGTTCAGCAGCCTGAGCTGGTACAACAGCAGTTAGAAACTTATCTAACTTGTTGAATACTGCACCAACACCTGCCATCTCTGCGGCTTTAAAGGCACCACGAGTTGCGGCAATGTCAATGATTGCTCGCAAATTTTGTAAGTCTGTAACTGTAAGTTCCGGACTCTTTTGTTCTTGTTCTTCTGCCATTTTAATCTCCTATTTGTGTAAGTATGGGCAACTCAAAGTAAACATTGTCAGTTCTTTTGGATCTTCAAATCCTACCTCAATTCGAGTAACCATTTTTCCTTGGCTATCTAATCCTGTAGTTTTACGAATGCTATAACGCTGATCCAAAAACTGGTATATCCACCGATCAATCATTTTAGAATCTACCATTTCTGCAATAGTAAATTTTGTAAAGTTGGGAGGCATTCTTTCTAACTTTCTCATTCCAAGAAAGTTTAACGGATTTGCCTTCCCCCTTGTTAACGACATAATATACCTACTTTATTTATAATAAGCATATTGCCCGAATGGAGATTTGATATTCTCGTTTCCGTGAATAACAAACAGCGTATCGCAGTAGTTTTCGTCACCCCAGCTACCGCAAGGATAACCGTCTGTAAACATAATGAACTTTTTAGGTTCAATACCTTGTTCTTTCATGAACTCAAAGTTAACATCAAAGTCAGTGCCGCCGCCACCTTTAACTTTGTATTCCATAATTTCGTCAGCATTATCGCTACCAAATTTGGCATAGTTATACACACTAGTATCAAAGCACCACAAATCTAACTTAAAATCTTGATACTCGTCCATAATGCCTTTAACTTCACTAATAAAGTCATTTGCCATTTTGTCTGAAATACTACCGGACATGTCAATTGCTACCGACACATCTACAGTTTCTTCGTTCATCATGCCTGGCAATACTGCACCGCAATGTTGTGACTTACGGTTAGGACGCGAAAAGCTAAAATTGCTTTTAAGAATACTTTGAATATTCATACGCAACAATTCACGCCAGTCCATCTTAGGCTCAGTAAAGTCGCTAATCAATCGAGCAACACCTGCTGGAGTTCGTCCAGCACCTGCGGCCTGATAAGCACTAATCATAGCTTCTTTGATCTCGTCACGAATTTGTTTCTTTTCTTCAGCAGTTAGTTTAGGACGACCTTTGCCACTTCCGTCTACTTCTTCGCCATCTTTCCCACCACCTTCGCCGTCACCGTCTTCGCCATCTAAGTGCTCGTCTAACAATTCTCCAAGAGATTTAAAATCAATCTTGTCTGCTTTCTCATACAGTTCTTGATAGATTTGTTCATAGCTCATTCCGCGATATTTGTTATCTTGGAAGATTTTAATACAGCTAGGCACTGCACCAATTTTCTCATCTTTAAGAATTTGGTTAGTGGCATAATCTGCGGCAATATTTGACAATTGAGGATCTCGTCCATCACGGCGTCCCATGTGGTCAAACACATTATGTAGGACTTCGTGTGCAAAGCCAAACTCACATTCTTTAGGATTGAGCTTGTCTACAAATTCGTTATTGTAATAAAAATTACGACCGTCAGTCGCAAGTGTTTGACACCATTCGCTAGCTTCAACAATTTTCATTCGGGTTGCCATGTTACCGAAGAATGGATGACGAAGCAACAGACCCACACGGGCTGTAATCAACTTATCCAAAATTTTATTCTTTTCGTTCTCGCTAAACACGCGAGCGGGCTTATCTTTTTTAATCTTTTCTTGCTTCATTACTGCTGACATAAAAGCTCTCCTTGTTACTGTATATATACAATTATACACTCAAATTAGAAAAAATGCAAGTAAAAAAGGACCCCGCAGGGTCCAATTTTAGCCTTCCATTGCTGTGATAATGTACTTACCGTATTTGTCATGGAACTTGTCAAAGTTCTTCAACTTGCTAGCATCGAACGGCAAGTTGTAGCTAGTCAACGCAACCTTGGCACCCATAACAACCAATTCAGTTGGGAAATTATCCATCATAAATCCAAAGAAGTTGTCTGCCATAGAATCCCAATTCTTGGCCTTCTTCAAGTCTGCTTCTTGAAGTTCGTAGCACAAACTAATTGCCAAAGAATACATTGCAGAGATTTCTTTAATGTTAACTTTGGTAACCTTGCCGGACAAAATATCTTCTGGCTTAGGCATCTGCTTGGCAACCTTGCGGTGCGCCATAAACTTAACTGCAAGACCTTCACCAACAGCACCTGCAACCAAATCGGTTAAAGTGTTTTCTGGCAAGTCGTCGTCCATCAACAACTCAGACACAAAGCTCCAAGAGCGAGGAGTAGCAAACGAGCGTGAGCTAGACTTTGGATCAAAGTCATACAAGTCTTGTTTGGCAAAGCCAATATAACCGACAACTTGCTCATGCACCTTGTTCTTAACAGCCCATGCATTCCAATCTTCAAAATCGGTGCGGAGCTCAATGTGCAAGAAACGGTTAGCCAACGGACTAGGCATACGATATGTAACACCCTTGTCAGTTTCACGGTTACCTGCGGCAACAATTGCAACACCTTTTGGCAATTTATATGTACCAACTTGTCGGTTCAAAACCAATTGATAAGCCGCGGCCTGTGTAGCAGGAGCCGCACTGTTCAATTCATCTAAGAACAAGATAGCAGTGGATTCTGGATCTGTGGGCAATTCTGCTGGAGGAGCCCAAGTCATTGTATTCTCGTTTGCATTGTAATACGGAATACCTTTAATGTCAGTGGGTTCCCAAAGTGACAAACGGACATCAATAACCTCGCGGTCTTGTTCCTCGCCAATTTGTTTAACAATATCGGATTTGCCGATACCTGGTGCGCCCCACATAAAAATTGGACGCTGAATCTTAATGCCCTTACGGACAGCCGCTTTGGCTTCGTTAGGAGAGCAAGTACGGTTTGCGGAGATTTTTTCTGCCATGTTACACTTTCTAGAGTAAAAAAATTAGTACAGTTTGTTTCGCTGTACATTAATTATACGCTATTTCTGTGTATGTGTCAAGCGAAATCTCTCCCTGGAAGTGCCATATTTTTGGATGTCGCCGGAAAACAACACCAATTGGACAGCCATTTTTTCGCCAAAAACCATGATAGATTTGTTACCCAAAAAGAATGGACAATCAATAAAGTTGTCCAATTGGATAATAAGTTTATTTGATATAAACGGGTTTTTTTCTGGGTAGCTAACTTCGTAGGATTTTATTCCTGCCTTGGTTAATAAATCAAAACCAAATTCTGTAAGCCTGTATCCACCCTGTGCTTTTTGGCGAGGATTTTGCCAAATTGCAATATTATAATCTCTTACTTGTTTTTCACCTCGAGGGAGGTCAAGTGTTTCGAGTACATATTTTGTGATTTCAAGCCTTCGGCTCATCAGTTAATTTCTCGCCAGTTGTTAATTTATAAACAGAAAAGTCCTGGCAATTAAAGGTCTTGTTTAGTTTTTCTGCTAAGTTAATAGCATGTCCGGCATTTGAAAAACTAACCTTTTTATACTTTGGTCCGACATCTTGTGCAATAATGCTACTAAGTTTTAAGTTAACTGGTTTGTCTTTGTAAAAAACTGCCCAGATGGCTTCGGCTTCCAGTACTTGTTCTGTTTTGTAATTTTTTTTGTTAGTGATTTCTAGTAATACGGTTGGCTTAGGCCTACTCATGGTGCGCTCCAAATATACGCACTTATTTATTTTAATTAGCGCAAACCACCACCGTCCATACTAATTTGGATAACTTCTTCTGCCGGCGTCTTAGCTGCTTCTACTTCGGCATTTCCTACTAATCTAGTCATTACTAGTGCTAGTGTATCTGCTAAACTTACGGCATCTTTTATGTCTAAAACCAAAGTCTTTTGACCGGATTTGTTAGCAATCCTGGCCTTTTCTAGGAAGTTTTCCACTGGAATTGTGTTAATTGGTTTCACTGTCTTTCTTCCCTACAGTATTGAGCATTGTACGCATTTCAGTTTCTGTCTTAAATGGACCTTGAAACGGATATCGCTCAAGTGTAATTAACTTAGGACAGAAGCTCTTAACCCATCCTTTACGGAATTGTATTACATAGTAACCTGCACAGTATTGACTTTTACTCTTTGTACTTTTGGCGTAGATGGGCAATTTCTTTCGAACATTGTACAACGGATTGTAAGGTTTTGAACTACATGGATAGTCATATACAGTATGCTCATCTGTTCCTACTTTAACAGAAGTCTTAGAATACTGCTCAAATCGAATACCTAGTTCTTCAACAACTTTGTCTAAGCTACCTACTTCAAACTTTTGTCCTTGCTTGTTAAAAGAGTATGTTTTCTTTTCTTTTGAAAGGGTTCCGATCTTCTGACCGTCTTTTTCAAGCAACCAGGCCTTACCTGCAATTAATTGTTTGGCATTAATTTCTGTCATACTAATTCCCTTACATATCTAGCATTTAGAGGCTCCGCATAACTTTGCGCCTGTTCACTAACTTTTACCAAGTCGTATTCTGCACAAAATTTCATAAGTCTAACACCTACTTGCGGAATACTTTTATCTTTATCAATTTCAGTTACTATTGTAGATGTAATTATTTTTTTAATCTCATCTGGCTGTGCTGTTAAGTCACATAGCAGTTTATTTCGATTGTAATCGTCTAACACACGGTGTTCGACACCTTCATGATCAGACCACTTCTGCAACATCATATTGTTCCAATTATAGCCTTTGCTACTGCGGTCTGCAAATGCCTCACGCAATCCGACTTTATTTTTAGTACCTTTTTCACGCACACCTGGATAAGCACTAAAGACATTATCGCTAGTATCTCCACGCATACATTTCTCAAACAATAACCATTCTGGCTCGGGAGGAGCCTTAGGTAAGTTAGTTTTCTTGTCAACTACATACTTGCCTTTTTCGTCAAAGTATCCTTCGTGTGTAGTTGTAATTTGAGTAACTCCGTTATACTGTTTGACATTAGGAGAAATCAATTGTGCAAAATCTCCGTCTGTTGAAATAATTACATGTTTCTCATTTGGGTGATGAGCAATCCATCCTGCAATTAAATCGTCTGCTTCTAGTTGCGGATGTTGCAACACAGTACAGTTAGTCTTTTCTGTAACAAAATCTTTAAACTGATCAAATGTTTCCCAGAATAGCTTTTCTTCCTCAGCCTCGCGAGGGCTGTGAGCTGCCCGAGCGTCGGTGCGGTTGCGCTTGTAAGGAGCATAATGATCCTTACGCCAGCTTCTTCCCTCTAGTGCAAATACAACATGGGTCCCGTCAAACTCTCTCCATGCTTTGCGAACTGAGTTTAAAATAATTTGCATAGCCATACCGACTTTTTCACCGGCATCACCACGCACTACATGTCGCGCACGAAAGAATGTATTTGCTGTATCTACAATAATATATGACATTAACTAATTTCCGATTTACCGTCTTGCAACGGTTTTACATTAATATAACCAGTACCTCTTCGTTCCATATTAACACCTTCTTCAGCGCCAATATTTCTGCATAGGTCCTGGAACCACTGGTCTACAATAGCTTCTTCAGTTTCACCACCGTAACCGCTCTGTTTTAATTGTAACACAAAATACTCGTTCCAGTCAAGATCAAAAAATCCATTGCGAGGATTATCAGAGTTAACATGCGTTTCCAAAACAGCTACCCAGGGCTCTTTCTTTTCGGTTGCTATTTCTTTTGGAGTGAGTGCGGCAATTCGAGCAGCCTCAGTTGCTTCTTTGGCTGCATGTTCAGCTTCTACTTTTATTCTTGTAGCTTCTGCAACATCAGCTTCAATCTTGTCTATGCCAAATAGTTTCTTAACAAATTGTTTCATTTTATTTTCTCTAGGTGCATTTATAACAGCTTGGTCTAAGATACCCATTAGGTACCCCACTCGTTTTTAAACAATGGAACTTGCAAGCGATCACTGTAGCGAAGACCGTGTGTCATTGCCGCAATTGCTACTGCTTTATTGTTTAGTGCGTAAACACTTTCAACACCGCCGACTGGCATTAAGTATACATGACCTTTAAATCCTTCAGCGCGGAATTCTTCTGTAGCCTTTAGCGCATCTTCGATATCTTGTTCTGTTGCTACAACAAATTTCAAATATACTGTACCGTAATTTTCATAGTCGCAAACAACTTTAGGTTTAATAGCATCTTTCCAAGGCTCACCGCTTGCTGGAAGTTTAGCACTTACACTAAATGTAATTTCTCTATCCCACTGATCAGCAGTCCACTCTCCTAGATAATGTTTAAACTTTTCAGTTAAACGCATTGTGCCGTTAGTTTCAAAAGTAATCTCCTTCAGCCCTTTCATACATGGTTGCTCTAACAGGTCTGGATATTGCTTTTGCCAACCGAGCAACGGCTCACCACCTGTGATCACAAGATGCTCATTACGCCATTCTTTAAATGGGAGAGTGTCTACAATTGCTTTAGCAAGACCTTCTACTTCGATCATTGGGCTAAGATCTTTAAATGCTGGATGCCAACTAGCATAACTGTCACACCCTGTACTAACAAGCGGCAGTGATTTGTACTCTGTGAAAGGAGTAATCATTGTATGCTGTGCCGCAATATCTGTTGCTTCGTGACTTAGTTCTCCGCGAGGCATACCAAATCCTTGACAGGTAAAGTTACATCCGTATGTACGCAAGAAAACAGAAGGGACGCCCATATAGCGTCCTTCACCTTGAATACTGTAAAATAATTCTGAGATTTTAAGTTTACTCATATATGTTTGACCACTTCTTTAGTTTTTCAATTTTTGCTGATTTAGCAATTTCTAGTTTATCTAACGATATTAACTTCTTTTCTAGTAAGATGTCAATCATTGCGAGCACATCGCCAAGTTCTTCTTCGAGATGTTCTCGATTGGTTACAGATTTACCAGGCTTAAAATTATCAATTCCAAAACGGCTAATTTTGCTAACTGCTTGAATTACCTCTGCACATTCCTCTTGAAGAATGTCCATTACTTCTTTTTCTATTGGGTTCATTTCGGTGTTTCTCTAAATCGTGATAAAAATGCCTCAACTAGGCAAGTATACTCACTGCCGTGTTCTTCTTTGTTATAGGTAATCCAAGTTCCACTTTCTTTAGTTTCGATCGCGGTTACTGTAAATTTAACGCCGTTGCCGCCATCCCATACACTACCTAAGTCAACTATATCTTCCATTCTTGCTGCCATTATTTTACTCCTGCGGCTCTATCAGCCAAATATTTTTCTTGATGTATCCATTTGTTATTCACTAGGAATCCCCATTCTCGTTTTTGTGGACCTGGCATAAACAATGTCCATGCTGTTACATTAGGGTCGAGCTCAATGCGATGATAGCTGTTAGCACTACAAATACGAAAGTGACCAGGTCCCCTCCAGGTACAGGTTTCTGCAATTTTCTTTCCTCTTCCGTCGAAAACAGGAGTCCATTCATAGTAACCGCCTTTTAGAATTAGAGTAGCGTAAGGCCATGGATGATCATGCACATCATCGGGATCTGATTTAAGGAACTTGTGAAGAAACACATTGAAGGGGAAACGCTTTCTATCCTTAAGAAAAAGGTAGTAGCGTTCAAGGTAAGGTTCATCATTAATCCTGTCCATTACAACTCGTTTGCGATCGAGTTTTTCTAATAATTTTAAAAACCATGTCATCATTCTACCTTTGGAAATCCTGGACTAAAGGGCCAACTTGTATTTGGATCAGGACGCGATTTAAGTTTAATTTTTTCTTCAATTACTGTGCCGTCATCTTCGCACAGGTCTACCTGATAAGGCGCAATGATGTGTACCGCAGTGTCTTCTTCTAACCAGTCGTGCTCACCGTCGAACAGCCAGCCAGCACCGCCTTCGTAGTAGGCTTCTCGAATTGCTTGTCGTTCGTCTTCTTCGATGTCGTCACTGAATTCAAATTCAATGCTACAGCTATCATCGAACTCGCAACCCCAGCCCACATCTGCTCTGGCATAGGCAACATCGTCGCCTTCCCAAGGAAGATTACAATCTAAGTCACCTTCTACAAAGCCTTGCCCCCAACGATATGTTTCGTCAATATTAAACCAACCAACGCTACCGTCTGGATTATTACGATACATTTCTACATGATATACAATGCTTTTTTTATGCAGTGGTGTTATTACATATACAAGCATACTTATTTCCTATCGCCAAACAACTGTAGCAAATTTAAGAACAAGTTGATAAAGTCCATATATAGGGTTAATGCGCCTCGTACTTCTGCACTATCGTTAGTTTCTACACTAAGTTCTTCACGAATCCGTTGTGTATCGTAGGCAGTTAATCCAAGGAAGATAATGATAGCCAATGCTGAGATCACCATTTGCATCACAGTTGAGCCAATAAAGATATTAACAATACTGGCAATGATAATGGCAATCAATCCAACAAACAACAAACTACCAAAACCACTAAGGTCCTTTTTAGTAAAGTAACCATAAGTACTCATTACACCAAACAAGATAGCCGCACCCATAAAGGCCGACACGATACTGCCCATATTAAACACAGCAAAGATTGTAGCAAAGCTCAATCCCATTAATGCCGCAAAACCATGTAAGCATAATTGAGCAACACCCTTACTAGGGTTATTGCCTAGCACATAGCTAACACCGAAGATTGCCGCCAGTGGTGCAAAGATTACAATCCACTTCATTACACCTGTAAAAAAGAATGCCAACAATGCTGGACTAGTTCCTACAAAGTAACTGACAAGCATTGATACAATAACAGCAAGGCTCATATGTCCATAGACACGGCCCATTGCTGAATTAATTTCGCTAGCGGAACGATATGACATTCCGCTTTCATAAGTTGTTTCAAACATTTTATTCTCCTTAATTATCTAAGTCCATTGAGTTGTATTCTTTAATCACTCCAAGAACTTCTTCTTCTGTGTTACATACAACCTTACAATTCTTCCACTCGTTGTCGTCATCACGGCCACCCACTTCAATCATCCAACCATTGTCATAACGATTGATTGTGATTGATTCATTTACTTTTGCTAGTTTTCCTAATTTATTTGTCATTTGATTTTTCCTTAGTTTTTCTTTTACGAATCGATAATGCTTCTGCTGTTGCTGGAATGTTACTTTCATGTCTAAGAATAGCATCTCGAACATCTCGTAACAGTGCATCATCGTCCCATTTAAGTTCTGTTCTACCGTCAGGGTATGTTGTTACTGTTAAGTGCGATCCTACAACAACTTTAGGTTCTAAATCATAGAACTCTTCTTTCATTACAACTTGTGAATCAAATTGTTCTACTTCGGTTTTTTTCTTTTTACGAGTTGCCATTTTTAAACTCCTGTGTCGACTAAACGATATTTGGATGCAGGATATTGTTCCTGCAACCATTCTAATAATCCTGGTTCGTTAGGTAATTTAATACTATTAAATTTATTTGTGAGGTATTTCATCGAGGTGCAAATTCTTGCTGTAGTTTAATGTTGTCAAAGAACTCTTTTTTTGTATGAGGATCGTCTTTGAATGTGCCTTTTAATACAGTTGTCTGCGTTAATGAACTATGTGCCATAATGCCACGATTCTCACAGCATCCGTGTACTGCCTGTACATAGACTGCTACATTTTCTGAATCGGTTGCTTTACTGATTTCCCTAGCAATGTCATTACAAAGTTCCTCCTGGAGTGTACCTCGTCTTGCACACCACTGGGCAATTCTTGTGTATTTACTGAGTCCAATGAGCTTTTGCGCGGCAATAATGCCAATATAAGCAACACCAGTAACGGGTTGGTGATGATGGCTACACATACTGCGAAGCTCACTGCGAACAACCAGCATACCTTCATACCGGTCCTGCGAATCGTTTGGAAATGCTGTTGCATCTGGTCCTGGTTCATATCTACCTGCCATTATTTCATTAAAGTACATTTTAGCAAGGCGCCTTGCTGTACCATGCGAGTTAGGATCGGTTTCACGATCGATAAGCAAACGATCAAGTACTAGTTCAAATGCTTCTGTTGCTTCATCGATGAGTTTGTGTTTCATTTTTTCAGTAACATATTCACTGATATTATCGCCTGCCCAGAAACGCTTTTGATCACGCTTCATTTTAAAACGAATTACATCTGCTAGATATGCTTCTTGATAACCACCATCGCCTGCCATTGCGTCCAGGCCTGTTTCTTTTTTATCTGTCAATTTATATTCTCCGAGTTACGGTCGAGGATGACCTATATACTAATAGTATACTTTTATTTAGGCTCTGTCAACCTCAATAAAGTATTTTTCTTAACGGCAGCGTCCAATACATTCATTGTACAATGCACTTCTTCTGCATACTTTAATAGAGCCGATGTATCTTTAGGAAAGCACATTCCTCCAAATCCAAATACACCATCTGGACCTGGAACTTTCATATGACTAGCACCTATTCGATTATCCAATGTTAAGTTTCTAGCGATAACCTTATAATCAACTCCGCTAGCAGTTGCTAGTTGTTGGAGTTCGTTCATAAAAATAACCTTTGTTGCTAAGAATGAATTAATTGCATACTTAGATAAGGCAGCTTCTTCGATTGAACAATGATTAATAGTCTGTAAACTAGTTTGCGTCATTTTAATGATTCGTTCTGCTTCGTTTCGATAGGCTAGGACTGACCCACCAATAATAGCAAACTTGCCATTTAAATAATCTATTTCTGCATTAGCGGCAGTTAGAAATTCTGGTGCATGAACTAGATTGGGATACTGTACTTGAAGTTTTTTGTATACACTAGGCGGAGCAGTAGTTTTACTAATGATCACGCCTGTATATCCGATTTGTTTTAAGTTATCTAAGACTTCTTCTAAAATAGAGGTATCACAACTACCATCGTCACCTTGCGGACTTGGCACACATACAAACACACCTTCGCACGACACTAAGTCGGCAAAGGTATGAGTTCCACGATGAGGATCCTTGTCAATTAAAACAAGACCAAATCCTTCAATACTTTTTTTAATAGCAGATCCTACAAATCCTAGACCTACAATACCAATTTTAGGAAAGTCAACCATCACTTAATATTCTCCAACAGCGTTTTAGCACTAAAGAAATATTTAGACAAGTCGGAAGTCTGCTTCTGCAATTGTGGCAGTCTTTTTTCATAGTGCGTCATAGTTACAATAATGTGATGGCACAATTCTTGTCTATGTTGTAGATAACTATTCCAGTCTTTAGTCCAATCGCTAGGATACTTAAATCCTTCGTAATACATTTCACTATACGACAAGCGATCTGGTACCATTGGGATAGCATCTACTAACGCACCTTCGTAGCAACTAATGCCCAATGTTTCTTGTAAGTTAGCACTGAACACAAGTTTGGCTTCACCTAACAAATTGTGATATTCATTCTTTGTTAGCTGTTGATCCTGACACACAACAAATTCGTATTGCGGTAAATGTTCTTTTAGATCTCTAAAGATTTCGACCTGTTTCTCCGGAGCAATACGATGTGGAAATAGGATAAGATCACGCTTAGACATATTTTTATATGCAGTAAGAGTACCTTCCATATATTCCATGGGCCAGCCAGTTCGTACAATCTTTCCTTCTTGAGTGTATCTATGATCAGTTGTTGTTTTATCTAAACTCAGTAAGTTCAAACCAAATAACTCAATGTGAAAGTCTGTGGCAAAATAGTTGTGATCAATAGCATGGAAGAAGCTTTTTTCAGCATGTCTAACCCATTTAGCATCTCCGATGAGACGACCTAAGAAGTCTTGAGGATCATAACTGCCAGCATGCCACAGTGCATGAATAGTTACAGGAATGCCGAGAAGCCCGGCCATGTACTTGAGATTGATGATACCAGGATGCCAAGCATCAGTAAAGATAAAGTGATCACCTGCATGAACGGCTCCGTTGCAAAATAACCTACTGATCTGCTCCACTTGTGCAGACTTATAAATGTTGGTACCACCAAAATTAAGGAAAGCACCAGGAGTAGTGGCATTAGGAATATCCGTAGGGCCAGCGATAACTTGAACATCGTGTCCTGCCTTTTTAAGTAGATTAGGTACATGGGTCTTCCATTGGCCCGTGTACCTTGTCTCGACTGATTCTAAATCAACGAGAAAAATTTTCATTATTCTGCCTTAGAATAGTTACTGCGTTCTTTGCGGTAGTACTTGCCGCCGTTGTAAGGCCGAGAAAAATAACGATATTCTTGCGACTTATATAAGTCAGCAGGATTAAATGGAAGTAAGTTGAATCTGCAATGATCCAACCATGCGTCCAAGTCATCGAAGATTTTAGTAACTTCGGGTTTCATACGGAGGGTTTTTTGAATGTAATTAGGCTGAGCCATTATTGTTGTACCTTGTTAATTAAGGGTTATTGGAAAATTTAAGGAAAGCGCCATTCTCGCCGTCCTCACTTACATCGATCCAAGTCTCGCGACCTGGATATCTTGCGTTGATTGTTGCGTTAAGTTCGCGAGCAATCATTTCGCAGGATTTGTGGTTGAGCTCAAGTGTTCCGTCACTGTAACACTTTTCTAGCCAACGCTTAAACTGAATAAACTCAATATCACGATCATCATGAGTGACAGCAATATAAACTTTAAAATGAAATATGTGACGATGAGGCGTACCCAAAAAGGACACATCATACTCGTCCCCTGTTGCAAGTGCAGGGTCTGTGGCTGCTGCCGGATACATATGAATACCTTCTTTTCGGAAGGTTACCCAAATCATTGATAATTCGTTCATAAAATTTCATCATCCTTATACTGATCCCAATCAGTAAATTTATTACTATCCAACAGGTCATGTAACCTATGGGTCCAAACGCCAGGATTTGTAGCTTCGAAATCTTTGTCGTCTATTTTAATTGTAGCATTATAATTGAACTGTGTCAAGTAGGGAAGCTTCACAGAAATCATCGAAATGAATTTTCTGTATTCGTTCAGCCCGCATTCCAAAATGTCTTCAGCATATTTGACATCAAAATCTAGTGTACACCAGTATCCAGCTTTGAGCAAAGTCTTAACCATATGCTCCCAACTTTTAAGTTCGGCAATATCTGTGGGTCCGAAACTTTGATTAGCCCCAAAGTAAATGTGTTTAACCTCATTTTCTTTGGCCATGGCAAAAATGGTTTCTGGGTCATGCACTCCTGTTACAAATAATGTTTCCATTTTGTAAGCAGGAGTGTGTTCAATTTCTATTCCTGTAAAAAACTCTACAGCTTCGGATCTGCCGTCTGAATAATCACGATTCATCTGTATGTATACCTTCTTCTAATTTTCTTACTTCATCATCATCGGGATTAGCAAAGTCAATTTCTTCTGCTTTCTTTCCATCTTCAAATTCTAACAATCCTTTGTTAGCATAAGCAACAGGACCGCCTTGTAATCGAGCACCTTCTAAACTACGCAAGAATACAACAGCACTGTCAATTAATTCAAACGCTTCTGCTTTTGTTGTTGTATTAAACAATTCTTCAATGAATGTAGCAAAGTATAAAATCTTGCGGGGAACCCAGTCACTGAATTCTTTTTCTTTCTTACCTTCAATGCCCCATGTTCTCCAGTTAGGTTTAAACCTAGCAATTTCAATATCCATTAATTGTTGTGCTCTCTGAACAGCAACAATGTGACATTCTACATTGTGACCCATCATTAGTGCATAAGCAAAACTATCCCAACTTGTTTTGTTTGGAATCTTATCTAACTTATTAAGTCTTGGAACAACATTGTAGTGCCCTGGATTTAAATGATCAAACTTAATTTGTTTGCCCTTGGAATCTACGCCTAACTCTGCATCTGTTTTTCTTTCGCCTAGATTGTAATAGGCGATGTCTTCCATTGTTAATCTGCGACCGATTGCTGACTCGAATGGGAACGGGATGTCTGATCCTGATAGTGCTTTGTTATCTGGTGCTTTGTCCATAATAACACTCCACCTTTTTGGCGTGTGTTGTGCGTTTGTGTAGACAAGTCCGTGCGCTGTTGCGATGAACGGTGAGGCGCAGTCAAAAGATATGGTAAGCTCTTCATTGATGTGTTTCCTAATTTGTCGTTGAATTAAAGTTAAGTAACAACTCCAGTCAAGTTGCGCTGTACCCAAGAAGTGGATCCAGTTTTTGCCCTTCAGCAAACCATCTTCACGCAAGGTCATTAGACGCTTGAGCGTGATATCCATTTTACACATATTAGCACCACCGAAGGCCCAACCTTCTGCTTCCTTGCCTGCGTACGGGCCTTTGGGGTCGCTAAATTCTTTAACACCTTGATACCATTTCTCGGCTGTATCCCAGTCACCACCTTGTAGCACATTAAGCCATTTAGTAGCACCTAAACGATTCTTTAAGAAATAGTCATTGTTAAATCTTGTCTTATCTAGACAATCTTCAAATGTTTTCAACCCAGTCTTTGGGCTATGAATATGATCACATGCCCATGTTGGCACATCGAGCATCATTGACCAATCAGCAGTAAGTTCAAGCCACTCAAGAATCTTTTGACGAGTCTTATTAGCTTCAGCACCTTCAAAGTTTAACCAATCAAACTTTAGAACGCCCTTACCAATTTGGTATCCGCCGGAGTCTCCCAGAATCATTGTATTCCCGCGATCGCGTTGTTGGATCATTGACTCCTGCGTCATACTCTTTTGTAAGTCCAACTGTGCGTGACCCGCAGAGTACAGACCGTACTTGTATGTAAAATATCCTTCTTCAGGATTTAAGAAGTTCATACCCTCAATGCCACGATCAAACCCGGCTGGGATGCGTGTTTTAGGTACAAAATCTTCTAGTCGCTGTTTAGCAACATAGGTACTGTAGAAACT